TCATAGTCTTGCTGTATTACGTTTCACTTCGGCAATGTCGGCCTGCATCTGTTTGATAGGTTTGACAATTTCGCCTGTGTTCTCTCTGATTTGCTGTAACTCCAAATAGGAATTGGCCAGGATAGTACGTGTCTCGTCGGCAATGTTGTACAGACCGGTCACTTGTGATGTCAGGGAGCCGATGGAACCTCGCAGTTCGGTAATAGCTACCGTTTGCTGCTGTTCTGCCGTCTCAATACGAAGATTGGACTCATACACGGCTGTAAACCGCCCACTCAGTTCCCCGGCATCCTCGTGCGTCATTTCTGTACCGAATCCGCGGCTGGAGGCCGACTGCTTGGAACTGCTGCCAGCCTTGTCGTATCCGGTAGCTGCGGCAAGTTCATCCCGTAGTTTCAATGCTTCATTCACGTACCCCATATATTCGTTTTGGAGTGAATTACGTTCACTCTCACTCAGGTTTCCGTCCTTCATACTTTCACCGAATCTGTTCCACCAGTCTTCCAGCTTCTGGCTGTACATGTTACCGATTTTATCTGAAAGCATGGCACGCATAAAGTATTCTGATAGGTTATCCGCAAAATCTTCCGCCGATGCATCCATATCCATAAGGGTATCGATGAAACTATCATACATGGAATCAAAACTTATTCCGGTAAGCTGTTCGAAAAGTCCCTCTTTCAGTCCTTCGAGGTTTCCGGCCAGATCTGCATATTCATCTAGTGCATCAACGACAGCATTTCCATAGCCTCCTTTTCCTGAATCGGCCATTTTCTGCCACAAGTCTACATTCTGACGTAATAAGTCCATCTGCTCCGGCGACATCTGCCACAAGGAATCTGTACCTGTGAATTCTGCCATGACATTTTCTCGAATCCATTGTATGTCACTTTCCGACCAGCCCATGTAATAGGCCCAGCTATGATGCTTACTGTGATAGCCAGCATTTGCCTGCGCTTTTGCAAGGACATTCTTGTTGTATTCCTCCTGATACTTGATGGCTTTATTGTACTCTGCTACGGATTTCTCGCTTCCCTTGCTGGACTTCATTTCTTCCGTAAGGGATTCGATGGCAGACTGCAACTTTTCGTTTCTGTCCGTGAGTCTGTTGATGGTATCCTGCACCTCTTTTTCGTTTCCTCCAATACCGAAAAGTTTGCTGAATCCGCCGAAAGTCAAAGTATCCCATATTCCACCTACAGACTTAAAGACACTACTGAATATGTTACCTACGAAACCATCCAGCCCCTGTGTCCCGATAGCATCTAAAAGAGAAAATGCAGCTCCAATTATACCTCCAAGTTTCTCGCTCTCTTCTGCAAATATGTCTACTATATTTCCGGCCAAATCACCGACCTGAGAGAGTGAAATTTCAGAATTTGAACCAAGCTGGGTAATGACGTTCGACAATGTGACAAGGTTGCTTGTCGTTTTATCTGTCGACTTTTGTACATTGACCTGAGCGTTCTGCTGTCTTTTTTGGGCATCATTCAGTTTCTTCGTGGCCGCTTCCTTCTGCTCATCTGTTCCGCTTCTCATGGCTTCGTTGTATTCCTCCTGAGCTTGTGACAGTTCTTCCTGTGCCTTGGCTAATTCGCTTAACTGTTTGGGTAGGTCGGCCAGCAATCCTCCTTTGTCGATAAGGGTTGACTGGATGTTGCTTAAAGCCTCGTCAATGACCTTCTTCTGGTCAACAGCCATATTCTTGTATTCTTCGGAGTTCTTGAAGTCCCTAAGCTGCTGCTTTACCTTGTTCAGGGACTTTTTGGATACCTTGTCCAAGTCACCGAAGATAAGTTCCCAGTTGATTCCCTGTTTCAGCTTCTCAAGATCAAGGGAGGAGAGTGCCTTATCCATTTCTTTCTGGAGTATGTCCTTGTCTCCCTGGGTAGTGGCTTCCGAGATTTTACGGGTGTACTCGGCTATGATTGCATCACGTTTCTGCATGAACGTACCGTAGCTTTTCAGGTAACGTTCGTTGGCCTCGATTGCAGCTTGATTTTCAGTTTCTGTAATTTCGGCCAGACCTTTTTCACGCGACGTCATGGCATTAGACGCACGACTTCCTAATACTTCCCGCTGTTCAGACGTAAGCTTTCCTCCTTGCGCATCTTCCCATTTTTTGCGCTGTTTCCTAATTTCATCGATTTCTCGCTGGTAATCCAGCTCAATCTGTCTGCGCTTCTTTTCAGAACCTTCTTCCATCAGGTTGATTTCTTCCTGCTGATTTGTTCTGCGAAGCTGAAGGAGTTCTTCTGCAACCTGTTGCTGCTCTTTCTTTTGTCGCTCGGCATCTTTCTTCGCATTATTCTCTTGTTTGGCCAGAGTGTCTCCTGTTACACCACCGAGCGATTTATATGATTTTTCTGCTGCTTCCAACTCTTCTACAGCTTTCTTATAAGCAGATTCAGTGCCTTTTTTAGCATCCTCTACGGCCTTTAATTTTGCTTCGTAAACAGCTTTTGCTTCTTTATATGCTTGCTGATACGTCTTTTCCGATGCTTCTCTTTGCGATTCCAGGCCAGATATGGTGCCGTCAATCCCTTTTAACGCTGCTTGCGCATTATTGAACCGTATTTGAACGTCAATAGGAATTGTTGCAAAAGGAAAATTCTTAATTTTTTCTTGCTCTTCCTGCAATATTTGTCTTGCTATATTGTATTCGCGTATAATCTGCTCACGATTACTTCTTGCTTCCATCAGCTTGACTTCAACAGGTTTCGAGTTTTCCTCTGTTTCCTTTTTCAGTCGATTATATTCGCTCAAGGCTGATTTCCACTTGTTAAGATTTGCTTTTGCTGATTCTATTTGTGAAGCGATTAATGGGGCACCTTGTCCCGCATTTTTTAAAGAAGCATTTAATGATTTTATTTTCTCCTCCCATTGTTGAATATTCTTTAGTATGTTTTCATAACTGTTCTTGTCTCGTTCCTTATTCAGTTCTTTATTTGCTTCTGCAAGATTGAGTACAGCCAGTTGTTCACGGGTATAAGCAGAAGAAAGTGCAGGAGAATACCTTTGTAGTTCCTCATAGGCCTTTATCTTTGAAAACTCGGTTTCTGTCTCATCTTGGATAACGCGTATCAGCTCTTCTATTTTTTTCTTGCGTTCCTCTTCCTGATTCGCAAAATTCTTTTGTTCTTCATTGAATTTTTGCTGTGCCTTTTCCGATGCGGTTGTGCTGTCATGAAAGGCCCACATTGTAGCAACAAGCCCGGCAAGAACCGTAGCTGCCAGTACATACGGGTTAGCTTTCATAACCGTATTCAAAGCCTTTTGTGCTATCATTTGAGCTTTGGTAACCAAGATTGCAAGTTCCATTCTGGCCGTTAATGTATCCTGAGCTATTCGCACTACAATAAGAGCGGTTTTATATGTCCCGTATGTAGCAATCAGTCCTATCAAAATCTTACCAACAGTTTCATAGTTCTCAATAAGACCTTTCAATCCTGAAATACCTGCAGAAGCAATTCCCTGAGTATCTTTTCCAATCTCATTCAACATTGTATCCCAAGCATCTCCAAGGTTACTCAACTGACCTGTAAGAGACTTAGACTGTTCTTGCATCAGGTTATAATAGATTCCTGATTCACTAGTCATATTTTTGAAGGCCTGTTCTACTTCTTTAAATCCTACCTTGCCTTCCTTTACTAAACCGGAAACTTCATCTTTTGTCACACCAAGCACTTTTGCCAGTTCCTCGTAGATGGGAATACCACGTCCTGCAAACTGACGAATATCGACAGCATAGGCTCTCCCTTGTGTCCTTAATGTGCCATAGAGATAGGCTATTTCACTAAGCTGGGAGCCAACACCGGCGGCTACATTACCAAGCATGACAAGTTCATCACCCACATTCTCAGCTGACGAGCCGTAAGCAATCATTTGCTTGGCAGATGATGCCACCCCTTGAAGGTCGAAGGGTGTCTTTGCGGCAATATCCACCAGCTCTGACATCAGTTTATCTGCTTTTTCCTTACTTTTCAGCATGGTTGAAAAAGCAATTTCAAGCTGCTGGAATTGTCCTCGTACATTAACAAGTTCTGTAACAAAGTTTTTCAAGGCAGTTACTCCACCTATTATACCAAGTACTTTGGTTAAGGAAACGGACATCTTTTCATTTGCTTCGACCGTTTCGCCGGCTTCTTCCTTAAAAGCTGCATATTCATCCTTCAGTCTCTTTACTGAAAGACGGGCTTCTGCCTGCTGTTGAGTAAGTCCAAACAAAATATCTTTCTGCTCCCTTAACTTATCGGTTTGAGCTTTTATCTGCTCCGACATACCGCTGGTATTACCACCCGACTTTACAGTTTCTCGGTATTTCTCTTTCAATAAAGTAAGCTCATTTTGTAATTGCCTAATGACACCCCTTTGTGAAGTAATATTTGCAGAGAGGTTGTTTACTGTTTGTGAAGCGCTGTAAATTCCATTTTTGAAATCACGCTCCATTGTAGCTCCAACTTTAGCCGCCTCGGTTACCAGCCCCATCATTTGTTGGCGAGCAGATGCCAATTGGGTTTCCAAAGCCCTTGCCGCTGCCGGAGATTTGTTCACGTCCATCTTTTTGAGTTGGGCTTCCAGCTTTTCACATTCTTGTCTTAGCTTTACGACCTGTTCCCAGTCACTTGATACACGGAATACGAGTGTTGCCATAAATAAAAATCTAAATATTAATGCTTAAAATTATGATATAAGCAAATAGTATTCAGACTTTTTGAAATCAAAAACGAAACAACTTGGCAATTGTCGTGTAATTTAACTTCTATTTTTGAATAATTAGACTCCATCTCGGAATAGAACAAAAAAGGCGCACCATTATGATGCGCCCGATTGTCAATTTGTTCTTTAATTTATATCAGAGCCTCACGGCTGGAATATCAAAACTTGACATTTGCCATTCTTTTAAGTATCTCATTGTATTTTGATTGTATGATAGCTCTTTGCTTTTCTGATGCTGTAATTATCTTTCCTTTATACTTTCGCATTACAGATTCATTTATACCTATTTCCTTTGCAAACTTACTTGCATTAATAAAAGGGAACGCTTCAAAAAATCCACTTAAGTCATACACATACTCCACAGAATAGCCAGCTTTATACCAACTTGGAAATTCACCATGTTTTTCTTTGTAATATTCTGCCTGTTCCTCTAAAACAGAAACAAAGTCCTCTTTCGCTTCTTGTTCTGTAAGCCCAAAGCCATACGCACCGTTTACATCTTCAGAATAGATAGAAATTCCTCCATCATCTGCTTTTTCAATAATAGCCTGAATCTTCTTCATAATCGTGTATTTTAAGTTTTGTCAATTAAATGCACCCACCGAAGTGGGTGCTGTTCTTTTACTTCTTTAACCCCGCCTTTTTCATCATGCTGTCAAGAGTACCTTTAGGTATCTCTTTGGCTGGATGTCTGCCTACAGGGATAAAGTAGTCAAAGTCGGGATGAACATACTTGTGATGTTTCTTTCCCTTTTCGATTGTCCAGCCTGCTGACTCAATCAATTTGTAAAACTCTGAAAACTTCATAAATCAAAGAACTTTTAATTGACAATGCAAAGGTAACATTTTCGTTACTATTAAGCAAGCTTTGTAACGTAAAAAAGTAACGTTTCTGTTGCTTTTTAACATTCTAATAGAGCCATATCTATTTCTTGTTTCTTCTTCTGCGTGAAGCCATATCCTTGCCTTTCACCTTCGTGACTTTTGTCCCGGTTACAGTATGAAGCTTGTCACGCTGCATTAATACTAAATTCCTGTATGGTATCTCATAGACCACTTCCCGGTATGACAGATGCAGATTTTCCATGAACGATGCAATCTGTCCCAAGAGAGTATCATTTCCTACAACCTCGGTTTCGCTGCCAGCAGACTTACGTTCCTCGCCAAGCTGACAGCTTTGAGAAAAACCTTTGAGTCAATCATAGAGAGTGTTTCATCCAATGCGTCCACATTCTCTTCGTATGTTCCTTTTGCCAGTTCTTCGCTCAAGTTTTCGTCACCAGCTATCAGCCAGGAAAGAGCCCTGCTGTAGGCCTCACTTTCTCCCAGGGAGAGAAGAACTTCTTTCAAATTGTCTGCTTCTTGTACACCTGACAAATGGGAGATTGCTCCGGCCAGTTTGTTGATAGTAGGAGGGTAGACCGTGTAGGCTTTCCCAGCGACAAACACCGTTCTGAAATCACTTCCGATAATGGATTCAGTTACTATTTTTGCTCCTTGATTCATTCTGATAAAAGATAAAAATTAAGGGGTGAAGCCATAAAGCCCACCCCTGTTATGGAATTCAATCTCTACCTATTGGATAGGCATTAAGCACCTGCTGTTACTTCAGATGAGTCAAACCAGTATTCCGGTGCAACTTCTGCATTTTGTGGTTCCAGTTCCACCGCACTTACAGGAATACCGACAGCCTTGTCTGTTGTGGCTTCACGTGCACCGATGTCAGCACGGGGAATCACACAATACTGGTCATCGTCAGTCAAAGCGACAAGTAACTTCTCAATGTTTACCTTGCCTCTTGCTCGTTTCCAACCCTTATCAGTGTTAATTACATCACCACCCATGAGGTCTTTCTTGGTCGGATAGTCGTACTCACCAATGGTGAAGTTCACGGTTACATCGCCCATTTCCTTATCACTACGATAAGTCTGACCGGTAAGCTGGTTCTTGTAGTTAGTGCGGCTTGCTTCCGCTTCTTCAAGTGTCCATGTATCCTGATGGATATTCTTCACCTCTTTTAAGGTTTCACCTTGTAAAAGAGTATATAAAGCCTGCCCAGTCAAATCTGCTGTGATAGCATTTGTCTCGCCATACCAAAGTTTCTTGATATTCACAGCTGTGATTTTCTTTGATTCTGCCATATTATTTCACATTTAAAACTTCAAACAAAATTCTTACATTCACATAGTGACACTTTAAGGATGTGTCTTCCTCAATTCCGATTGACTCGATGGAATAATGATAGGTTGTTCCGTCATAGCGTCCGGTCACTCCGTCAAACAATTCTTGCGCCTGTTTCTCCAGCTCGTTCAGACGTATTGTGTTAGCTTCACCTTCTTTCAAGTCAGGAACGCAAAGGTTCACTTCTACGAAAGACTTCTTCCAGTACGTCTCCGGTTGCTGCTTCTTAGAGTGAATGACAATCCTTTCGGACTTCATCGGCCCCGTCAGCTTCTTACCGTGTGGAACGATGTCAATTTCAAAAGGCTGGCAATCACGATAGAGTATGTTCGCTATGTCGGTGGTAACTATCATTTTATTTCCTCCTTTAATCGTTTCTCAGCATATATGGCTGCACCAGTCAAGACTTCGTAACCTTTGGATTCAACGAAAGAAGCGTATTCAGCTTCATTCCTCAACTCCAGTCCATCATCCTGAACTGAGTATTTGTTTGACTTACGGAGTGTTCCGGTATGATTCTGATAGCTTCCATTCTTTACAGCGTAATCGACAGCCTCTTTACCAACCTTCTCCTTAACGGCTTTCACCTCGGCATAACCTTGTTTAAAAAAGCTATCCATGTCCGAAAAATCAAACTTTACAGCCATATTTCTGAGTAACCAAAATAGTTAGTATTTTTTACCGTATAAACCTTGCCAGTTCCCCTGGTATTATCGCCATCCATACATCTGACTTCATCGCCAGCCTTCAGGGAGGTTTTCTTTTCACAGACTATGTGATAGTTCGGTCGGTACACCTCGCCGTTCTCCGAAGTAAACTCCTTGGTGGAGTTATCATCACACCGGCACTTACATACGTCCTGCCAGCTTTCTCCACCGGTTCCGGGAATAGGCCGGCCGAACTCGTCTGTTTCCATTGGAGTAGTAACCTTGATTTGTAATATATGTGGCGCGAATATCATAGGAATCTGACTTTAGGTTTATCTGACAGTGTGTCTTCAAGGCCATACTTCTTGCACAAGAATGAGTAGTATTCCTTCAAGCCTTTGGTGTCCCAGGACATAGAGAAACCGTTCTCGCTGATGGAAGTAGCACGAAGTAGAAGAGAGGGGATAAACTTCGCCATAGACACCGAAACAAGTCCGATGTTTGACGGGCCCATCTCATCCTCTCCGCTTACTTCTGAAGACAAACTTATCTCCAAAAGGTCAGCCTCCGACAAGTTGATGCCGAAGGTCTGAAACTTCTGTGATATGTAGTCATTTACTGTCATGCGTTCATGGTTGACAAATCAAAGTTCACAATCAGATTCGGGTTCGTAATCTGAGGAATCCACTCTGCGGTGTATTCCAGATAACGACCGTTCTTGTCCTTGTAACCGGAAATAAGCATATCACCGTCTGCCTGGGTGTAGTTACGTCCCGGTACGCCGTCCACTGCTTCGTATGGAGTGTGGAAACGCATATAACCGACCTTATCCTGCGGAAGCAAGGTGATACGGTCGTCGGCGTAAATCTGCACGTTCTTTCCGGTCTGGTCTTTTACGTAATCTTCCTTGATTTCAATGGCCGGAAGCCCGATGCCAGTGAACACTTGGGAAGCCAGTTGAGATGTAATCAACCCGGTTGAAAGATACATCTCATTTCCTGTAAGCTGCATCTTGAACTTGTCACCAAACTCAGCCGACCCGATGATATTCTTCACGAAAGTTCCTCGTGACATAATCATCTTCTGGAAATTACCGTAGTCCGCTTTCAGTGCATTAATCTGCTGCTGCAAATAGGTGATGAAGTTCGTCTTCGCACCAGTATCAGGCTTGATGAACTTGAACGGCAATTCAATGTTAAGAAGGTCAACGCCTCCGGCATTGTCATCCTTATTCTTGACTGTTGCTTCTCCGGTCATCAGAAGTGAACCTACAATAATATCCATGCGCTTGTGGGCTGCCAAAAGTACCTGACGGTAATCATCATAGATGAAGTTCACGATTTCCTGCATGGCTGCTACCTGGTCGGCAGGTTTAGCTGCATTGAACTTGTCAATCAAGTCCTGAAGTTCGGACAGGCGGTCAATGGAAATCTGGTAAGCATCGCCAAGATAAGCGATTTCACCATATCCTGAGCCGATATTCCGGCGTTCACGGATAGGCTTCTCACCATAACGAGAGTTGATAGAACCGGCCATCACTCCAGTAACCTGACCGATGTAGTCCTTGAATACACGGGTAGTCGTTCTACGGAAATCAAGATACTGCTGCCAGTAGATTGTATCCTTACGAGTCTGAAGGACACGCTGAATAACGGCGTTAACGATGTTGGGGTCGTTAAACAGAGTATGAATAGTTAGCATCATGTTTTACCTCCTTTCTTTATTTGCTTGCAATTACACCTGCTGTTCTCAAAGATGCCAGAAGGGCATTCAATTTTGTATGTGCATCTTCCTGCCCAGTAGCATCATCTACTTTAACACCTTGCTTTACACCTCCGAGAGCAGAAGATGTTGCTGCAGACAAAGTGAATTTGTTGGCTTGGGATGCGATACCATCCAATTTAGCTTTGTCTTCTTTACTCATCAAGCCATCTTGACTGGAAGACGCTTTGGCAACTACAGCCTTTCCACCTTGAGTAACGTCAGGAGCGTTGAACTGGAAATGCGGCATGTTGGCCTTGTCAATGTCAGAGAAAGGCATAACCAATTTGGTAGGCTCAATCTCGAATGCTCGCATCAAAAGAGCAACTAATACAATGCCTTCTTCTACTTGTACTCTTCCGTACAAGGCTGAGTTAGCAATGACTTTCGGAGTTGTGCCGCTTACCGCTGTAGCTTCATAGAGTACAGTACCAGCTTCCAATGTTTCGCCAAAGTCGGCAGACAGCGTCAACTTATCGAAAGCTTTGTCTGATTTGTCAATACTGTTGATGGTAGCTCCATGAGAACCATTACCCAGATGCATACCCACATAAGCCAAAGAGTTTTTCTTGATCTTCAAAGTGGTATTGGAACCGGTGGTAAACTTTTCATAGACTTCTACACGGATGGCCACCTGAGCGGTTTTCTTTACTAAGTCGGCGGCAATGGGAGTGAAGGATGGAAGAAATGAACCAGCGACAAGGTTGGTCGTATCCAGCTTGTAAGGCCCTCTGCGTCTTACTCCGGTAGAAACATCATAGCGTTCCTCGATGGACGGTTCAGGCTCCATGTTGTACTTAAATCCTGCTGACATAAATTACTTGTTTTGTTGTTCGACAATAGATTTTGTGTCCGCCTCAATCATTTTGGCGAACTCACTCGCTTCTTTCTCCTGCTTCTGTTCGGCAGTCTCAGGAGCTTTGGAGAACTGAAACCCGTTGTTAGACATATCCTGCTTCATGTCCTTGAAATAAGTATCCAAGTCCGTGTTCTCAGGAATGTTGCGGTCTTTCAGCATAAATTCGGGAATACCGTACTTCTTCGCCACTGCTGAAATCTGAGAATTGCGCTGCGCCTGCGCTTCATTTTCCTCCATTTTGGCCAGCTTGTCGGCAAACGGCTTGATACCGGCGGCAATGCCATCGGCAATCATCTTTGCGATGTCTGTCTCCTGCGGCTTTGGAGGGTCGTTTGGTTTCGGTGGTTCTGGTTTCGGATTCTCGATTGGTTTCCCGTCTTTCAGTCCATGCTTCTTCTCGTAGTTTGAAACAGCGGAAGTCTGCGCCTGTCCTGCACGGAAATCACCATAGTTTTGCATCACGTCCTGAAATGAGATACCCTCAACGATGGAGGTCACCTTCGTTTCGTCCGTTACACCCTCTGCCTTCTTTGTGGCGATACGGGTGAGTGTGGCAGTGTCCACCCCAGCGAATTTCTGTTGCAGTCCTGCCAAGATTTGTTCAAAGATTGTCATACCGTATGAGTTTGATTAATAATTTCATACGGTAAATTTACTTATAGAGAAAGGGAAGGGGAAATTTAAAGGCTAACGATACGAAACAATTAGGGAAATGTTCGTTTTTAGGTAAAAAGAAAGCGTGACTACCTAAATAATCACGCTAGATCATCATCCAATTATACTTTTAAAATTTCAATATAGCTGCTTCTATTTCTTTTTTGTCAGAATCTTTTACGTTCCTTAAAGCATTCAGAAAAGGTAATATTAAAGAGTCATCAACGATGAACCAGACTGGGTTTTTAAATAATTTAGGGTATCCAGGATCATCTCCATAACCATTCCATCTCATTGCCATTCTTCTTTCCCCATTTTCCCAAATACCTATCGCTATAGAAAAATCATCATTTTCAAATACAACATTCTCAACCTTAAAATTACTTGGATTTACATCTTTTGCTTTCATTGTACTATCCTCCATTATATTTAATTAATAATCATAACAAATTTATAGCTGCCAGTTCCTCTGTCAGCGCGTTAATACCTTTCTGAATCTTCTCCAACTGCTGTTTACGGGGTTTGTGTACTCCAGCCGCATAATGCCATAACTGGCGCTCATTGATTCCGGTGATCCGGCTCAAAGCGGCCTTTGTGAAAATACTGCTGTAATAGTTGATGAAGGTGGCAGCATCTATCTTGAACTTCAATGTGAACTCTCCCTGCAAAATTTCCACTGGAGCGATGTTCATCTCCTTGCATGACTCCAGGTAAAGTTCAACAGCTTCCTTCATGTTCTTCTCGATTTCCTTCACGTCGTTACCGACAGTAATCACCGGAGCACCTTCAATATAGGCACTAAGATTATTTCCAGCATGTTCTACAATCACTTCTACGGTTTTCATACTGACCTCCTTTTTATCGTTAAACAAAAGAGGCGGGGGCTATTTTAGCCCCGCTTGCCTCAGAATGTTGTAATAAGTGCCTTTCTCAACGCCTTTCTTGCCGTGGTCGGGTACAATCACTACATGGCTACCATCAGTGTAAACCATGTGACTGCCTTTCTGCCTCACGAACCAAAAGCCATTTTCAGTAAGCAGCGTTACAACGTCTTTAACTGATTTGTAGCTCATAGCGTTTAAGACTTAATTACGATGCAAATATAGTAAAATAACGAATAATTACAAAGAAGTATTCATGTTTTTACTATGATAAAGGAAATAGCGATACCTCGAAAGATACCGCTACTCAAATAGTCAATATTTTAGATTTATATCATTCTGTTTTGTATTATCCCCGTAAATATTCTGACTGGGTTGTTCTATTCTTCAGATTTACTGCTGGAACTTTTAAGAGAGGAAAGCTGTTTCTGCTTCTCGATGTCGTTCTTCTGTTTCTCAGATTGCTCTTCCTTGATGGCTTCAATCTCATCCAGAACTGCATCCACGTTCCCCACAAAGGTAATGGCCCGCTGTTGAGACCAGATTTCACCGTCCTTGGCCTTGATAGCTGTGTCTATCTTGTCTTTGATGTCCTCCAGCTTATACGGCTGCATCTGCACATCCACATCGATGGTTTCGGAGGCTTCTTCAAGGGTGGAATTCACGGAACCCAACGCGGAGACAAGGAAATTTACACGTCGTTGCATGAACTCGCCGACGATCTCGTTCAGATTTTCTACGTTAAGGTGGGTGGACATAAACACATAATCGAAAGTCACACCGGAAACGGCGTTTCCTGTACCTTTCAGGGAGTCAAAAGAGATTCTGGGTGTATTGGTCAGTCCATATATCTGGCTCAGCAAGGTTTCTACCTCGAACTTGACAGTATCAGGTACCTGTGACCAGGTAAGATACTGGGCATTTGCTCCCTGGCCGGTCAACTCGACAACACGGTTCTTGAACTCACCTGAGAAATTCTCCACGTTACCAAAAAGCATGAGGATAGGGAAGAAGTGGTAGTCGATACAGTCTGCATAGTTTGAGAGAAGCTTCTCCAGTCTTACACGGAGGCTCTTTATCTTTTCACAGTACGCTTCCGGACGGTACATATAAATCACCGGCATCTTCTTGAATCCATGTGCAAATGAGCCTTTGTCAGTCCAGTTGCTTGTCAGTTCCCACTGATAAACCATGTCCTTGGTAATGGTCATGAAGCAGGTAATCTCCACGTCATTCAGATCTTTCTTCTTGTATTCACGGGACAGGGCCACCAAATCCCCCTGGTCATTGAAGAAAGGGTAGAGCTTGTCGCCACGGAACGGAGACCAGATGGCACTCTTCAGACGGTATTCAGGTTTTGATTTGCCGAAGATTCCTGAAATCTTTCGTTTGAGCTTTGCCCAGAAGCCGTCATCCTTCACCACATACCAGTATTCGGCCACTTCCTGCTCGGCCAGCCATGCCCGGACTACTTTCTTGTTCTGGTATTTCAACTTGTTTTTCTTGAACACCTGCTTCAATGTGGAAAGAAGGCTTTCTTCCGACTGGTCCGGCTGGCAATCAAGGACCGGTTCTGTTCCCACGGTGAAGGCAGTCTGAATGTTCACGATGTCCTGCTCGATAGGAAGAGCAATCCTGTTCGGGTCAACTTCTTTCCTTGCCGCCGGCTCAACATATTCTTTCCCGGTTGTAGGGTCTGTAATCCGTTTCTCAGGCTGGGTCGTAATTTTGATTTTCGGGTATTTCTCTTCATCTATCACTATCTCGTGCTTGTTCGGATTCCAGTCGTTGTAAAGAGCGTGAGCGTTTGGTTGCTCGGTCTTTCGTCCTTTCTTCAGATAGTAGATTTTTCTCTCTACTTCCGGCATAGCTAAAATTTCTTCTATAGTCATATCTCAAAGTTTAATGTCCAAATATTCCTGAAACGTCTTTGGGTTTCATAATTCTACCGAGAAGTTCTCCCAGCACATAGTAGCGTGCAGCATCTATGCCATGATTATCATGGTCTTCAGGTTTGTTGATGTAGTTTCCATCCTTATCTTTTGCCCAGACATAATTTCTGAACTCCCTTTGCAGGTTATAAGAACGCTTGGTAATGAATATTTCCATTCCCTGCATCTTGTCAATACCGGCATTGACAGAACCTTGCCCTTTCTCTACCGCGTATATTTTAATCCCTCCGTTATGAATCTCCTGGATGAGTCGCGGGTCCGCACTGTCGGCAATCACTCTCAAATTCCACGGGCGTAGCGTCTTTATAATATCCCCAGAAAGTAATCCAGTTCTATAATCCACTTCATCCAGATAAAGCGCATTGTCAATGATTCCACACCGGATAGAAGCCGATGGGTCATTGGTATAACCAAAGTCCTGTCCAATAGCCACTTTCTTGCACCACATGGGGAACTCGTCCACAATACCCCATTTCTTGAACACGGCACCTTCGGCCACGTCCGCCCATCGACCGATAACCACATGAGCGTACTTCTCCGGATTCTTCTCTTTCATTTCCTTGACTTCTCTCAGGAACTCAGGAGAAAGGTTCTCTATATTGTCGAAGTAAGTCGTATGGATATGAAGTACATTCGGATGGGTGGAAATCTGTACCTGGACGCCGTCAATCTCCACCAGCCGGTGAGTATTCTCGATGTATTTCTTGTAGATGAAGTGATTGGAGTCACAGGGATTCATGATGATGATAATCCGGTTCTGGATTCCCTTTTTACGGATGGAGAGCATAATCTTGTCAAACTCGTCCTCACTGGTCCATTCCTCTGCTTCATCACAGACAAAGGTGGTGATACCCTGAATTGATTTCAACTTGGCCGTCTGGTTCCCTGAAGAGGTTTTGATACCACGGAACATGATACGGCTGCCGGTCATCCGGTTTACTATATCGGTTTTGGTGGTCTTGAAATACTTCGTGGTTCCATCCAAATCTATCTTTTCCATCATTTCAGGAATAATAGACATCCCGGCAGATACCATCGTGTAACGGGTATAAAGAATCTGGTGGACTATCTTCTCTGTGGGAGTCATCTCGAACGTCAGCCGCTCTATGAAGGTAGAAGCGTTGAAAGACTTTCCCGATCCACGGCCACCGGTAATGAGAATGATAAACTTCTCGCTATCGGTATATAACGGATGATATATCGCTTGGGGTACAATCATTTCAGCTTGTCTTTAATCCATGAGTCGATAGAAATTCCGTGGTCAATATCCTTTGGAATGTCTGCGTCTTCGTCTTCTCGGTCTCCAAAACCTTCTTTTCTTCCTAATGTGGAAAGTAAATAGCGAATCATATACCCATCTGGACGTTCACGCCATCCGATAAAGTTCCCATTTTCATCTTTCTCAGGGATACCAAGCGCAAGTACACGTGCAGATACAAGGCATTCATCTACCAGAGAACCTCTTTCGTCGGTGATAGCATCTTTGAACTGGCTGTCTGCTCTGGCCCAATCATACACGGTTTTTCGGGTTACATTGAATACAGCAGCAACCTTAGAGAGATTTCCACCTGTTTTATGAAGGACCTCTCTGAATTTCGATATGTCTGGCTTCTTTCCCATGCGCGCGTATCTGTTTATTTTGATTACTCAATCAATTTCAAAACCTCTTCTCCTTTGGCAAATTTTTCATCCGTACTGATACCCAACAAATCACAAAAATCTGATTTTGTCTCAAAAGAAGAAAATGAAAGTATTATATAAGCATCTTCATCCTGCCTGTGCTGAAATGCAGATTCTTTTACTTGTTGCTTTACCGCTTTCATGTGTTCTTTCTTCTCTTCATATGGCAGTGCAGCATCTTCAGGAATAGGATTTTTTATACCATCGAAGTCTGTTGGCAATAACAAGTCATCTAATGACTCTGATAAGGAATTGGCATCAACTTCACTTATCGCAAGTATATCATTCAACTCATCAGGACTCAACCCGACTTCGGAATAGTCTATATCAGGCAAATAACTCGCGAGCAAATCTAAATCAGGCTTGGTGTTTCCTACTGCCATATAAGTAAGCTGTTCCTTTTCTTTTTTTTCGTCAAGGTTCACAACCTCCACTTTTACCTTATAGTCTGTATCAGAAGTACCATCGTATTTGTAATACATATCCATAGCCTTGATACGCCTGTGCCCATCTATTAGGTTTCCGCTTAATTCATTCCATACAATACCACCAAGAAAACCGACTTTTTGCAGGTTTTTCTTTTGCAGTCTAATACGTTCATCCGAATGCCTCTTAGGGTTTATCGGATTCAGATTTATCTGCGAACGTTTTATTATTCTTGTCTCACTTTGTTTCAGTTCCTTCATAATCATGCTCAAACAACAATCGTTCTACCATAGGGTATTCCTCTATAACCTTTTTCAAGTCTGCCGGGAAATTACTTCTGAGCCACAAAAGATAGTTCATATCGCTTATATTCGTTCCTGCCGACTGGCTGTTACCGTATTTCTCCGGCTTTATAAGACTTTTCTTTTCGATATAGTTCAGAATATCAACATTTTTGTAAGCTGATAGGGGATAACATTTCTTTTGCGCTTCATTGATAGCTTCATCTTTGTACGTCCTTAGCATCAACCGTCTGTTCATTGAGTCGGATTGTTTGAACCCGAAAAATGCCCAGTCTATATGATATTTTTCTCTGACTATCTCTGTAAGCTGCGCCATACTGTACTGCCTCTGCTTTTCGTTCTTTATACAACCCATGTAACCACTCTTACGATATGAATATACCGCAAAGTGAGGCACTTGTATGAACTTCACATTACCATATTTCTTGCAGGTGTAGTTGATGTATCTGTTAATATGCTGCAAGTCCTTGACTACATACATGTAAACACATACTATCTCTTTGAAATAGGGGTGCATAAGATCTAAAAGGGCTATACTGTCCTTACCCGATGCTGAGTGAAACAATATAACCCTATCTGTCAGCTCTGAGACTTGTTTAATTATGCTTATAGCCTTCTTCATGATTAAACAACTCTACCGCCAACTGCTCTGTTGATTCTCGCTCTCTGAGCAGCGTTTGTGCCCATTGATTGAAAACGTCCAGCTTCATAGTCCGCTCTTGTTCGGTACTTCTTACCATCCGAGCCTGTTGCGTAAACTTCTGGCATAATCCTGAATTTAAATTAAACAATCTTTTTACCTATATGCAGACAAAGCCGCATAAAGCGGCTTGACTTATTTTAATCCTTCATGGTTAATCACTTCACTAATATGCAGGTAATAAAACAATGGAATTTCTTCTGGTGGATTTTTCTTGAACTCTTCTAACTGTTCGTCGAAATCGTGAAAATCAAATTCTTCGTGCATGAACTTTATGCCCTCTTCAGTAACCTCACCAATGCCGATTTCATCTATCGCCACATCAAGAAACCATGGGGCGCCTGTGCTATAAAAATGAATTGCTTCTATATCAGTACGCAGAATAGGCTGGCACTCATTTTCACGTCCTTCTTTTCTTAATCTCTCGTTTTCTTCAAGTTGCTTGAAATTTGTAAACATCTTTTCGTATTTAGAACTTAGCTTACGAGCTTCTATAACTTTCTTGCCATTGAGAATATCCAAAGCATTAGCCTTCGTCATTATCAGCGAGTAGGCTTCTACTTCTTGGCCATTATATTTGATTGTTTTCATTTGATTATTAATATTTTACTATTCAAAAATAGTATATACTTACCTCAAAACAGAATAAATTGCTAGTACATACGAAACAATATGCCAATTGTTTCATTTTATACACACGCCAACTTAATGACGTGTGTATGAACGGTTTTTAAGCTGCCGATTTACTGTTTACTAAATCAAGTATAAACTTTCTACCAAGTTGCGTCCAACACAAGTATTGCTTTGCAACCTGCATACCAGTGGTATCACTTGTATAGGTGTGTGTCCTGTACTTGTCATAACCTAATCCCCTGTATTTGGCATAAAGCATGTAAACCCCATTCTGGTTGTACAATACGCCTAAATCTTTTAATATCTTGTACAGCTTTTTGGCACTCATGCCAAGTTCGTTGGCTATGATATTTGTTGTTATCAATCCTTCGCTTTGAAGGACATTGTCGAAGTAGGCAGCTTTTGGCGCCATCAGTCTGTTCTGTTCTTCTACCAGATTCTTTTCGGTTTCAAGTACAGATATTCGTTCTTTCTGCCTTTCGATGGTTGAGTTTGCTAACAGGATGGCTTTTGCCATGATTTCTTCTGGCGTATCATCCGATTTTACTGCCATATAACCGCCTTTAGTTCGGATTTCTTTCAGTATGGCTTTTACGCCTTTCTTGAACTGTTTGGCTATCGGTTTGCGGCTTTGCATCAGGACTTCATATAAACCGTTCTCTGTGAGCATCCAGACTTGACGGTTCTGACCTGATACGAAAATTGTTCGTACCAGCTTTTCATCTTCATCAACAGTACCAACCATACGAGATACATCATATTTATCTTGTGATGTTTTTGCATATTCAATCCATTCAGCTACATCTTTAGCAAGAAACAACGGATTCTCTGCACTGCCATAAACGGTTAGTTCTTTACCCAACAAGGTAGTTTTCTGTAAAACCTGTATTTCATTCATATTATTTGAATTTAAATTACCAATCTGATTCTTTACACACTCTGTCAATTCTCTATTATTTGCGAAATACATCAAGGCTATGCCGATTTCTAGATACTGGCCAAAATACATGATTTCTCTTAGTTTCAATCCGTTTTCGGCTGCATACGTTTTTATTTGCGACATGTTCTTTGATTTCCATTTGCTTATGCTTATCCCGACATCAGAATTAAGCCCCTTGCAAGAAATATATATCCTGCCATTGTAGGTACAATAAGAAATTTGCTTATCTTTGTACCGTATGAATTGGGATTCATTTATGGTTTCTTTGTTCATACGCTGTAAAACCTGAATTAAACATATCCTCATTGATGGCCGGTCAATTCATCAATGAGGATTTTATTTTGACCGTAGTAGCAAGCTGGGATTCGAACCCATGCACACCTGAATGCCTTGCCTTGACCTGCCACGCTTGACATATAAAAAAGGCAAATCTTAAAAGAGGTCTGATGTGGCAGTTTACCCCTTGAAAGAAATGCCTTGAATATCTTTGCAGCGCAACTGCCACGAAGCGCATTTCATTCTATGGCAAAATTACCAACCGCCAAATGTTTATCCTAAAAATTGCCGTAATCAGAACAAACATTTGGCTGATTGTTTCAAAATAATCGTGTGAGGGATTTACATTGCAGTTTTCATCATGTTTGGATTAAAGCCTTGCATAAGATTACCTTCGCAGTCAAAAAAGGTGTCTTCTCGTAGCAGACTACCAATAAGTTCATTTGCAAGCCTAAATATCGGGTAAACTTCATCATTAGAGTCTATCATGCCATCTTTACAACATTTCTTTTCACTCAGAGAACGCAACAGCCAAAGTGTTTTCATGTAATACTGGTATTTTTCGGGGTTGTTGAACATTCGTTTTAATAACATAATGTTTGATTCAGTTATTACTGTTTCTTGTTTGTTAGTAAATGTTATCTTGTGCAATTCAGGATTAAAGTCTATAATTCTCATAAGTCATATTCTTTTAAATATTAATACTAAGCTATCTTTATAAGGTTGCATTTTTTGAAACAACGCCATTCTTCTTTTTCACAATCGAAATACACCTGGCAGTTATCTGCTGTTTTCTTTGTACCCTTTTTTTCTGGTATTCTACTACTCATTAAAGTACCGAAAGCCTGACGTAGCGTGCCGTCTGTTTTCTTGAAATAGAACTCAACCACCTTCTTATGAAGCAATGCACGAAGTTTGATATTAGTCCACGCACATTTCAACGCCTCACTCATAGAATAACCGTTCTTGCGTACAAATGACCAAGCAAGACTCATAATCTCTTTTAATTGATTTCTCTTTTCTATTGCCATAGTTCTTTATATTTTATTAATTATACTACTTCGTTTTATTTGATACTGCAAAGTAAGACTATATAGTTTAATTATGCAATAGTTACATAGATAATTTATGTTAAATATAAAACTATATAGATTTATTTTTCACGTTTCATTGTATTATATAGTATAAACACCTATATTTGTGCAATAAAACTATGTAGTATTATGGATTTTAGAACAAGGATAAAAGAACTTTGCCAGTCTAAGGGTCTTACTCAAAAAGATTTGGCTGATAAGATGGGTATATCTGATATTAGTCTTAATAAGACATTAAGAGGTGATTATCCGCAATTACAATCTTTAGAACGTATTGCAAATGCTTTAGATGTAGACATTTCGGAACTATTTGTGAGAAATACACCTGATTCAGAAGTAAACGGTTATGTTAAAGTGAAAGGAACTCTTTATGAAGTTCACTCTTTTGAGGATTTAAGGAAGTTATTAGAAATGGATGTTTAATCAATAAAACCAAAGTAAAATGAAGAAAATGTTATTTATACTGCCTATACTAGTGGCTTTGTTTTTTGTAGGGTGCAGTAGCGATGGTGATGGAGAGCCCGGAGGAAATAGTGGAAATAAAGTTCTGTCTGAAATTGTAATAAACGAACACGAAAAGAAATTTGGCGAGATAAATGAATATGGAGAACTATACGAACAGTATATCTATAATCCAGACGGAACATTGCAAGAAAAAACCACCAATTACTATAATGCTTTATTGGATGATAGGATTGATTACAATTACAAATATGAATACGACGACAAAAAGCGTGTAGTGGAAATGAACGAATATACGTTTACTTTGTTTGAAAAAAAACGTAAATATGAATATAACAACATTGATTCCGTGTCACGCATGTTGGTATATGATGACGATGGAGACCTGAATGAAGAATGGACATACGAATATGATAGTCAAAAAAGATTGATAAAAACAGTAGAAAAAGACATTTGGGTTAGTAAAAATTTTGGCTATATAAGCGAATATAGATACGAAGGGAATAACGCTTATATAGAAAAGACAATGCTTAATGACGGTTCTTTGTTCGGGAACTTTATCTTTGAGTACGACACACATGGAAATCTACTACAAGAAACATATATCAACGGAGATACAGGGAGAGAATCATTAGAGCAAAAATATGAATACCAATATGACTCTTCAGGTCGTATTCAAAGAAAATCTAAAAAGGAATCATATTCAGATTCTTGGACATATTATGACTACTTTTATAATGAAGATGGTACAATAAATAAAATTTCCGTATCATATAGTTTTAAGAATGATGAATCCGAACTAAGATATAACTATATTTGGAAATAACTATTCCATTATGCTTTACAGTTTTTGGGAGCATAAAAATCTGTCACTTGATAAATTCAATGCTTTATTGTATCTTTGTAGATTAAAATAAAATTCTAGTATAATTAATACGATTATGAAACTGAAAAGTCTCGAATATGTTACACCTGGATGGTCTTTAGATGGTCTCAATTTGTCAGAAACAAGTCTCATCGTAGGCCGTAATGCTGTTGGAAAATCAAAAACAATAGAAGCCTTAAATTCTTTAGTCTCTGTTATACTCCAAACTAAAGAAATTGCTGAGCACGATAATTTTTTCTATAAAATTATTTTTTCAGACAATGATACAGAATTGACATATTCATTTGCATGTTTTCAAGGGAATATTACCTTGGAACAGCTAATTGATCATAACGAAAACATCTTAATAGAAAGGAATGAAAACTCTACTATCTTTTTTAACGACGAAATTAACCCTCCAAGTAATAAACTTACAATCAATGTAAGACGAGATACAAAATTATATCCTCAAATTGAAAAAATAGTAAATTGGGCTGAAAATTCATATGGGATATTATTTAATCAGATTAATATGTTTCCTAATGGTACCAACCTATTTAGTACTATGTCTAAAGGAGAAAGTATTATCCCAATGTTTGAAAAATTAAATGATGATTTGAAACTAAAGGTTCAGGAGGAACTAAATGCTTTAGATTATTCTATTGACGAAATAAAGATTGTAAAAATTGGAGATGAGAAATCTGATATAAGAGTCTTACAGATTAATGAAAAAGATGTAAGCACATTTTTATGGGAAGGATTGTTATCTCAAGGAATGCAAAGAACACTATACATTCTTGTTCTTTTATTCTATATTGTTTCTCAAAAAAAGAAGACACAGACAATTGTTATTGATGATTTTTGTGAGGGATTAGATTATGATAGATCCATAAAATTAGGTAAATACCTATATAAATTCTGTTTAGAAAATAATATACAATTAATTACTACTTCAAACGATAGTTTTTTAATGGACGTTGTCGATTTGAAATATTGGAATATTTTACAACGTAAAGGCGATAAAGTTACTGCAATAAATATATATAATTCTCCTGAATTATTTGAAGATTTTGAATTTACAGGACTTAATAATTTTGATTTATTCTCATCTGATTTTATTGCACGACATAAAAAATGAAGAAAGTAGCAGTTTTTGTAGAAGGACAAGCTGAATTAATTTTGGTCAGAGAATTACTTCTAAAGATGTACGACTACCAAGATATAGGAATCAATTGTTATAACCTGATTTGTGATAATCTGGATGAAGCTCCTTATCAATATGGTGATAAAATGGCTCATAACTATTATATGCTTGTAAATGTTGGTAATGACAACTCTGTATTATCTAAAATCTTTACTAGAGCAAATGGATTGCATGAAAAGGGATTTACCAAGATTATAGGGTTAAGAGATGTATATGGGGACTTTTACAAGAAAAAAAATAGAGGCGTAAGAAATATAAACTTAGAATTAATTGAAAAATTTAGAAATTCAGCTCAAAAGGAAATAGACGCTAAAAACCTGGCTCAATATATAAAATTACATTTTGCAATAATGGAGGTTGAAGCATGGTTTTTAGGATTTAACATATTTGAACGTATTGATGGCACATTGTCAAATGATTTTATTAAGTCTAAGCTAAATTATGATTTGGAGAATGATGATCCAGAGATTACCTATTATCATCCAGCAAGAATTATGGGAGATATTTATGGCCTGATTGGATCAAAATATGACAAACATGAAAGTGATGTATCCTCCCTTGTGAGTTGTCTTGAAAAAGAAGATTATAATAACTTAATAGAAAGTGTTAAATGCTCAACATTTACATCTTTCGTTCAAGAATTGCTAAATTGATAGTGAACAAAAAGCCGGAAGCATAACGTTCCGGCTTTTTTACTTGATTAGTTCTTTTACTAATTACCCATCATTAAGTCCCATGTAAGTACGTTTTGAAACTTGTGTATTCCAACTGGTTCCACTTCTATTAAAGCTCCCAAGATACCTGCCTGCAATCCTATTTACAAGATTATTAGGATTGTCAGAGTTACTTCCATAACGCTGTTGAGCTAATCTGTCGGCTTGTCGAACTATTTCCCAACCTGATTTTGTTCTTCTTCTGACTCGGCTTTAAAATTTAAATTTGTTAGACATAAAAATTTAAGCATAGGGACTTTATCCCCATTAGAAACATTCTGTTACTTGATTAGTCCTTTGGATTTCAATCTTTCTACGATTTGGCAGTAAAGGTACTCTATATCCTGCCGGAAATCCTTATACTGCTGGTAGATAAAGGAAACATCAGCGATATTGTTTGATATTACACACGGGGAAACATCCGGGAACACGCCGGAAATTTCTGCTCGGATACCGTTCGGCAGCCGTCCGCCGGCAAGCACACTAGGGGTGAACAAGAACAACACAATGAAGAGGAACTTCTTTCGCTGGGTAACACTTTCCGGATTGGGCGGACAATCTGCCCCGGAAAGTATCTCCCTGAACCACTCATAAATCTCCGGGATGAGAGAAAAATCAGTCAGGATAGGGGAGGATAACTCCTGCTCGCGTTCTGATAATCTTGATTTCTGTTCACGTATTGATTTCAACTCCACGATTGATGAAAATTCTTTTGTCATAGCACGATTTATTTAGTTGGAAATTCTTATATTTGCATCATAATCGTGTGTGGGAGTTGGCTTCTAATCGTGTGGGCTGGCTCCCTATTTTTATGCCAAGTGATATGCATTCAGGATGGCGAAAGCGTAAATGATAACCGTAACCAGACTATCCAGGAATATTGCCCATGCTCCCAATTTTTGAATCCGACTGAAACTCATGGCCAAGACAACAAGGAAACATATCCACTGGCTTGAAAACAATCCCATCCCCAGCAATAAAAGTCCGATAGTATCCATGAATAATGCAACATGAAGCCACGGATGCGCCATCAGATACCATCTTTTTGATGTCTTATCCAGCTTCTGAAAGACTTTTACATGTCGGTATAATTTACATTTGAGCAGCTTCACAAGCTCGTACAGGGCTTGTATGATGATTAAGGCGTAGAATGCGTGTTTCATGGTCAGTAGTTTTTATCTCCATGCTTGTACGGACGAAGTTCATTGTATTTTATTTTCTGCTTGATGTGCCAGAAGATGTCGATATTTCTATCCCGGCAGAAAGCGAATATCTCATTCAGGAGGATAAATGGTTCATCCCTGTAGAAGTTGTCGGTGACATAGACGCAGATTCTAAACATGGACTCCGTGAAGGTCATATCAGAATAATCTTCCGTATCGCTTCCTTCGTAGTCGAAGCTATCCAAATCACACCCTCTCAGTCCGGCCAAATCAAGCAGACGAATACAGACATCAGCAAGTTCATCCTCCACGCTGTCTTTGATTCCATGTTTGAAAGCGTACATAAATTCCCCATCATCACGTTTCCTCTGTTTCATGTAATATTCAAAATTGACCCGGTTAGCATGTTTCCCTTTCCGGTCTGCCTCCACCGCTTCCATAAGTTCGGATATGACCAGACAGAGGAAATGTTCATCACTCAGGTTTTCTTCATGCCATCCGTGGGCAACTGCACACTGGTAGGCTTTATCTCTTAATTTGTTTAAGTTCATAATAATTGGGGGGTAATTAGTTAGAAATAAAATACCCGATAACCACTACTAAAGCAGTTATCGGGTATTCACAAAGCACTGACAAGGGTTGTCAGTAAGTAAAAATGTTATTAATATGATATTTTAAGCTCTGTATCTACAAGAAAATCACTAATTCGATATTGATCACCCCAAAAGACTCCATTAAAATAAAACTTTATAGGATGAAACAAATCCTTAGGTACATAGCCATGTCCAAATGATTGAACACACATATAGTAATTAGGAAGACTATATAATCCTCTAAACCGACCACGCCCTGGATTTATAATCCTAATCTTTGATAAATAAGAATTTATGAAGTGTTTATTATTCCCATTAACGCTATTGCGCGTTATTAAATAATAATTTTCTACGTAAAATGTACGTATTTTTTTGATTGGTATAGGCTTCGACAAATCTAATCTTGTATTTGACGTTATTGTTTTCAATGTACACCCACATTGAATAACATCATTTACATTTATAAAATAGTCTCCATCAACTAACAAATAACCACTTTTAGAATATACGCCTTTAAGCATCTCAGACACTTCTTCTTCTGAATAGTCTTTGATATTCTCAGATTTACCATATTCCTTATACATTAACCCCCAATTCTCAGGGTGTTTATACACACTTTTAATAATGCTTTGTCCAGCCAGTTTAATATATCCTCCCATATATTTTAATTTTAAATTCCTCCAAAGATAAAAATTTCTTGAATTCAATGATATGTATAGCTTTATTTTTGTAATGATTATAAATTACCCTCCTCATTATGATATCTCCATGTATACATCTATTGCGAAAAATACACATAGAAGAATTCCGATTAATAACACTGCTAATGTTGTTTTATTTTACCAGATTAAAACACCAAAAACTAAGTTTCCCTTTCACATTCATAATCGGCTTATCAAACAGAACCGCGTCTTTCAACACCCAGTTCCAGCAACCTTGCTCTGCCCATACTGAAGGATGGTTTTGTACGCAATCGGATATAACCACGCTGCCGATGATAGCACCACGAGGTAACTTGTTGCAGTCTACACCTGCTAATTCTGAAGGATGAACTAGAATTTGTACTCTTTGCTCACTGTTCATTATCCAACCTACTCCCTTACTGTTGCTTGCATGAATAAGCACCCTTTGGCCGATGTATTTCTGAGGACACTTCCAAGTCCGGTTCTCGATGTCTTTGATACCGTGAGCGATTAAGCTTGCCCACGGTTGTTTGATGGATATTGCTTTCATACTTTTGCTTTTTATAATAATACTATTTATATTTGCGCCAGCATCTGTGACTGAAAATGGCAAGGTTTTAATATTCAGGTTCGAGTCCTGTCAGATGTTAGGCGATATTGCCGTATAATTTAAAATAGATTTAAAATGGGAAAAAATCTTTTTTAGATTGGGCAAAATGAAGCCCAATCAAATTTACAGCTTGTTGGGCTGTTTATGTTAGAAACACTATGTTTCATTCTTGCTGTTATCAGCATTATAAACATTGTACAATGTTTATTCGTGACAGGTTGTTTAATGACAGTAGGGTCGTTTTTTTAGATTATTGCTGATGTTTTTACCATCAGATAGTATCTAAGAACATAAACCGCCGAATAGGGTAAGTAATTCTTACCCTATTTTTTAATTTTCCAATAAATCTAAAATGCGACAAATAGCACTTTCAAGAACAGACACCCTGTCCTCCATGTCATTTCTGTAATCTTCATATTCTTGGTCCTCATAGAGTGTCTCACACCCTTCATTTTTTGATGTTGAGTATTCCAATGATGTGTGACATATATCTGCAATATCACCAAGAACTTCATTAACAGGCTTATCGCCTAACATGGTTTCAACAGTTGTTTCAATTTTCACTTTTACTTGTTTCATAGCTCCTCCTTTCCACCTATCCCAGCAGCCACCACATGACTGCCAGGAACAGGTAATATAGTTTTGTTTTACTCATTTCCATTCATTTTCTTATCCATCCATTCAACAGCATCCTGTATGGATGAAACCTTCTTAAACTCACGTGTAACGCAGAACGTCATGTACTCACAGATAATTTCTCCCACATCATTAAAGTAAATGTTGTATGCTCCAGTGCTATTTGCTCCAGTACACGGTATCTCAAGTTCCAAAGCTTTCAATGCTTTTTCAGCATCACAAGTGAAGTAAGCATATATATCATGCGAAACCTCCTTGCATCCGGTTAATTTGACAATGTTTGCCATATCACTTTTTTGTTTTTAAATGTTTTCTGTATTTCACTGGTATAAATCGTTTGAGTTCCGGAAGCGAAGTAGAAACAATGTGCATCCATGCGTTCCACCTTTGTCCGTCATGGTCTCTTGATGGTATCGAGCAGATTTGTCCGTAACAAGTTCCGTTCTTTCCTTCAGCCTTGCATTTCACACAGCACCCTTCACATCCGGATGAAAGATGGCAAAGGATGCAAGCCTGTTCTTTACTAATTCCATAATCCAAGTTTAAGGACAGTTGAGTTTCTTTCATTGATTATTTCTCCTTCTTTCAACTAATAATTCCAACCGTTTCTCACACTCAGCACACTCGATTTTCTTGCGCTCCAGTTTCTCGCGGAACTTAACCAGTTCCTCATCGGATTCCTCGTCAAAGAACATGTTGTTCTGACGGTTGTGCTCGATGTACTCATTCATCTTGCGTTCTGCTTTTGTTATCTGGGCTTTGGCCGAAATCAGCTTAGACAGGCAAGAACTCACTTCAAGCGACTCTCCTGAACGCTTGTCGTAGAAGTACAGGCTTGTAGATACAATCTGTTTGGGGTATTGGCACTGTAATTTCGCCATCCTCCATCTGATTACCCATTGGTACCGGAAATACATCTCACGGGGAAGATTGTAGTGATATAAGCTTACTTGTTTTTCTGCATATCCGTAGTAAATAGTTACTTCAACCCATTGCTCAATCTTCAGTTCCCTTTCAGCTTTGGCCAAATCCTTAGCCATCTGGAACCAGTCATCCATACTTTCCTGCTTTCCCATATCATTCAAATTTCAATTCAAGTTGTGAGTAAGGTTCTTTATACTCAGGATTTGAAAAAAGGAAAGCATTTCTAAGCGCCTCTGAGATTCTTTCACTCATGTCCTTAGAAACATTGTTCTTGTCAGCTTCTCTGTTAATCAGCAAGCATCTTTCAAGGCTTCCATTGATAGGTTTCTCGTCGAAGAATAAGCTGTATTCAGTGAATATCCGGTTTTGCTGTTTACCTTCCTTTTCTTCTTCATTAGTCTGGCACCGCTCAAATACAGTGTCTTGAATTGTTCTCAGGCATCTTTGTCCTCTGTCACTTCTGCAACCCATTCTATCATTCTCGAACACAACGGACAAAGCACGCTTTTTACGGACATTTCCTATTCTGGCCCACCCATAATACACTTTCAGTTCACCCATATCACGCAACCTTTCTTTTTCTTATAATCTCCTTACAGATAGCTTCACAAAGCACACGGGCCATATTCACCTCCACGGCGTTGCCGATGAACTTCTTCTGGTCTGACTGTGGCCCAATCAGTACATAGTCTTCCGGGAATCCCATTATCTTTTTCAGTTCTGCTATCCGTAGCATACGCATCTTGATGTCGATGATACCATACAAAGCCATAAACTCCTTAATCTTGATTGTCATCGGACTGTCATCAGATGTAACTTGTATGCCGATACCTCCTTCAACCTCTACCAGATAGGGAGGCATCTTGTCCATCCGTGCTATCAGTGTAAAACAAGGATTGTTCACAGAACCTCCGGCACTGGCAAACTGCGGATTCATAAGGTAATGCCATTTACGGTTGGCCGTGATTGTTTGTGACGGCTGTTCTATGCTGCTTCCTACATTTGAGAAAGCTGTGTTCATTATCCACGGTTTGCAGCTTACCATATTGAACTTCGGCACCGTGGTTACTGTACCAACTGGCAGCTCAATAGATGTCGGTTTTCCGGTACCGTATTGGTTGTCTATGAAAACAGAATTTACCAATGCCAACCTGTCTTTAGTCGTAACTGTCGGAGCTGGAAGTTCTACAGAATGGTTATGACCATTCCCGTAATAGGCTGAGACGAAAGCGTGGTGGTCTTTACAGGTGATAGTTCCGGAAGGTCCTTCCACAGATATGTTCTTGCTATCTGGATGGCCGCTGAATTGCTTGGAAAGAAAGTTTACCTTAGCTAAAGCCAACCGTCCTTGTGTTGCCACAACCGGGCATGGCTCGTCAACGCTTGGTGCCTGGTATTTCCCCGTCCGACTCATAGAGTTATACTTTACAATAAAAGCCTCCTTACCTCCAGCTACAAACTTAATCAGTCCGGCATAGATGCGTTCAAGGGTTTTCTCGGCCAGCGGCTTCTTCCGGCAAAAGATACTTTCTCCTTCATCTGAAAAGTTCAGCACTTCCTTGACCGGCTTCCACTTTTCCAATCGTCCAAACATATCGTTTTTTCCATACTTACAGTGAGTAGGTTCTGGAAATACAATCGGAAGTCCACGCTTGGCGAAGATACCGAAGAACCGCTTGCGAGTGGTGTATGCCCCATAATCGGCAGCGTTAAGAATGCGCCAGTCAAAATCGTAACCATATTTCCTGACGTTGCGTTTCCACTTCTCATAGCATCGCCCTTTATCCTTGCTGATGGGGTGCCCTTTTTCATCCATATCGCCCCATGACATGAACTCCTCAACATTCTCTATCTGTATGTAGTCTGGAACAATAGCCTCGATATATCGGAAAAGATGCTCAGCCAGCGTCCTACTATCGGCGTCCCGTGGCTGGCCGCCCTTGGCTTTACTGAAGTTCGTACATTCAAGGCTGGCCCATAATACAACCAGTGCATCCGGATAAATCTTCTTCATTCGTTCTACATGGGCCACCAAAGGAGATAGTTCCAAAGTTCTGATGTCCTCCGTGAAGTGGAGCGCATCCGGGTGATTTGCCGCATGGCTGGCGATGGCGTTTGCATCGTGGTTTACACAAGCGACAACTTTCGCACATTGTTCATCTTCGTAGCGTGCGTTTTCTACTCCGGTACTGGTTCCCCCAGCACCGCAGAAAAGGTCAATATAGAGTAATTTTATCATATCAGTTCCATCTTTGAGGTCGATTGTTGATTCTCTCCAAGTAAGCGGCTATCTTCTTCTCCGCATCCTCACCGTTGCGGACGAAAATTCGCGTCCGTGTCTTGTCGCCTGGGATAG